TAGAGGATTCGGTCAGGAAAAAACAGTCTGGACTACCACAAAACGTTTCGGAGGAGGGCGGAGAATGGCTGGATAAATATCGGAAGGAAAAGGCTTTGATAGCCAGACTTGACAGGCTTGAGCGCGAAAAAGAACTAATGCCGATTGAAGATGTGCATCTGGAGTGGGCGACGCGCGTATCTGTCGTTACGCACGGACTTGAATTGCTTATTGATCGGTTGCCACCGCTAATCGAAGGGAAAACCCGTATAGACATAGCAAAAATACTTAAACAAGAGGTATATGATTTCCGCAAATCGTTTGTGAAGCATGGCCGGTATTGCCCTAAAAATTAATTTATCTGCTCGTGAAATCGTTATCTGGGACCCGCCGGAGGAAATAACAATTTCAGAGTGGGCTGAACAAAAACGGGTATTATCAGGCCACGCTGAAGAAAAAGGACCGATCCGTCTACGCAGAACTCCATACCTGCAACCGATAATGGACTCTGTGTTGGAGGAGGGTATTGAGCAGATAGTATTTTGCAAACCGGCGCAGATAGCTGGAACTGAATTTGCGCTGAGCGTTGCAGGGTATTTTGCTGATCAGTTCTCCGCTCCGATTATGTTTGTCCTCGCTGATGAGCAGACTGCAACCTATATGAGCGAAAAACGGTTGCAAACGATGTTTACCGACTCCCCAAAATTATCACATTTATCTGATGGCAAAAGTACCAAGTTTAATCAAGGGGCAATTGAGTTATCGAACGGGGCATACATTGCTATGGGGTGGGCATCGTCTGTTGCGAGATTGGCATCCAGGCCGTTTAGGGTTGTAATTCTTGATGAGATTGATAAGCCTGGATATTCGACAAAAACAAAAGAAGCATCGTCTATCTCACTGGCAATTGAGCGGACAGAGACGTTTTTTAATCGTAAAATAATAATGCTGTCCACCCCGACTGTTGATAGTGGTAATATCTGGCAGCAATTACTCTCATGTGATGTTATTTATGATTGGCATGTTCCGTGTCCTTATTGTGGATTATATCAGCCATTACGGTTTTCAGAGGATTATTCTACTGGATTTAGCAACAGAAAATTCCTAGGGGTAGACGGGGAGATGCATAATCTTGGTGGGGTAGTGTGGGATGGTGGGGGTAAGGCCAGCCCGGAACAAATTGAGGAAGCGGGGTACTCATGCGGGGGGTGTGGAGCGATATGGACAAATACTGAAAAAAATATTGCCGTTGAACGTGGAATCCATGTCTCGCGAAAACCATATGATGAAACCCCGCGCAAAATAGGGTTTCATATTAATCGTTTGTATTCTCTTTTGGGGCGTTCTGGTCACCTGGGCAAAATAGTTGATGATTTTTTGCGGGCTAAAAATGATAGGCGTAGTCTGCAGGGGTTTGTAAACTCAACGCTGGCAGAGCCATGGATAGAGTGGGTTGGGCAGGATCGAGGAACCGAATCTATAATTGCGCTCAAAGATGATCGGCCGGCTGGTTTAGTGCCGGAATGGGCTATGATCTTAATTTTAACCGCTGATGTACAAGAAACCGGGGTATGGTATGAATTAAGAGCGTGGGGCCTAATTGATGATCAAAAAACATCTGCCCTTGTGAGTTATGGTTTTTTGATGCGTGGTGATAATGTGGGGGGGATGGCGGGCGATCTTCATAGTTTGCATCTATTGTCGCAAAAAATATTTAAAACAGCATCAGGGGGAGAGTTTAACATTCATCTATCTGTCTGTGATTCTGGATACAGGACCGGGGAGGTGTATGACCTATGTCGGCTGACGCCTGGCATGTACCCGGCAAAGGGGCAGCCAAATATTAAAGGAGCCCCATATAGAGCTACAAAAATTGATACTTACCCTGGAACCAGCAAATTGATTCCTGGGGGTGTGTTGTTGATAAGTTATTCGGCTGATTTTTGGAAAGATGAATTGTCCACCAGATTACAAATCAACAAAGAAAATCCCGGGGCGTGGATTCTGCACGGCGAGATAAACGAAGATTATTTAACGCATTATACTGCCGAAATTAAAGATGAGGAGAAATTAGCATGGGTACAAAAAGGAAATCAGGCAAATCATCTGTGGGACTGCGGGGTACTGCAGCTAATAGCAGCGGATATCGAGTGGAAGAAGGGGACTTTTTGCCAAATAAAGAAATCGGAACAGCAGAAAATGGTGCCAGGGCCGAGACAGCAGACGATGATGCCCCCGCAGCAGAGGCCAAGGATGTGGTAAAATTTGACGGAGAAATTCTTGATAGCAAGCAGGCAATTCTTGATTTTCTAAAAATGGGCGAAAAGATGTTCAATGTGCTCCATAAAAAATATCCGTTTATCAACGCAATAGGCATAACTGGCAAAGTTAGGGGCAAGTTTTTTGTCAGCGCGGAACAAGTCAGAGTTTGGGCCGCTCATGTGCAACACCAAGAGACACGACATCCAGAGATGAGACGATTCAGGCCGGAAGAACCGCCGGACATAGGGGCCATAAAAGGACGTTAAAAAAAACATGTCAACCCCCTACGAATAGCTCCTAGATATACCACAAGCACACCGTAGACCGCCTTGCGGTCTACCAGTCAAAAAACCCATAGTATAATACGTACGGTTTATTAGTACATATTATCTATGGGTTTTTTTATGGCTGATTTTTCCACGTGGTCCTCCCTCCTAACAGCATTACGTAATGCAATTGCAAACCGTGATCTTGCTGTTAAATCCTACAAAGCACCAGATGGCACATACGTCGAATATCGGACCTTTGATGAGTTGATAAGGCTTGAGGCATGGGTGGCCGATAAGGCCAGCGGCGAATCTGCTACCTCCGGGCAGCCTATCCGCCGTGTGCATGTTGCAATTCAAGGTGATAGCTGGTGATTTCGCAAGCGATAGATTCACTCATCGGAATTTTTTCTCCAAAAAATCACCTAGACAGGCTCGCAGCGCGTGAAGCAATAGCGCGGGTTAAACAGCGCTCGCAATATGCAGCGGCAAAAACAACGCTTGGTACGGGAGGGTGGTCTCCGGTTGATGAAAAAATTAATACCCTCCTAGCAAACTCAAACGCGACGTTGAGGGCAAGGGCTCGTCAGCTTGTCCGAGATATGCCAGCCATGGCGACGGCTATTCGTAGATTAACAGAATTTACTGTTGGGTCGGGAATAACACTGCAGGCTCGCGTCAAAGATCCATCCACCGGAAAACTAGCAAAAGGGATTAATCAAAAAATAGAAGATGCGTGGAGGTATTGGTGCGACGAGGCAGACGATGCCGGGCGATTGCATTTTAATGAGATCCAACAATTAGCTTGTCGGCAAGAATGTGAGTTGGGCGAGTACGTTGTGGTCAAAAAACAATCAAAAGCAAACGGGCGATATATTCCGTTTTCACTGATGCTGTTTGAACCTGATTCTTTGGCTACATTTGTTCCCGATCCACTTCCGGGAAATGAGATACATCAAGGGGTTGAATATGATCCGCGTACCGGGACGGTGCTTGCGTATCATTTTGAGGATTCAACACGGTGGAACAAAACGATAAGGATTCCTGTCAATCAGGTGATAATGGGCTTTGAGACATTGCGTCCTGGCCAATTAAGGGGTGTTACCCCGCTTGCTCCCGTTGTTTTATTAGCGCACTCACTCAGAGATTACCTCGAAGCGGAAATATCGAGTGCTCAACGAGCTGCGCGTTGGCTTGCTTTTGTCACCTCACAAGACCCTGCTGCGACGATGTCAGCATTTGGTGCTGCGCAGAGCCCAACTTATAGCGATACAGCCGGCAATAGTAAGTATACGATGGAATTTGGTAATGCCATTGTTGATTTTTTGCAGACGGGAGAGCAGGTCACAATAGCAAACCATAATCGCCCTGGTGATAGTTTTTACCCATTTGTCGAATACATACATCAAACATTCGCGGCTGCTACCGGCACTACATATGAGCTGATATCGGGTAATTACACAAACGCAAAATATACCGCTGCCCGTATTGCTCGTAATGACATGCTCAAGGGACTCGGTGTAAGGCAGTCGCGAATTATCAGACAACTATGCGATAATGTACGCAAAGAATTTATGGATTGGGCCGTAATCACTGGTCGCCTTCAGCTCCCTGGGTATTTTGCAGATCCGGCCCCATACCTCAGGTGTGTTTGGCAAGGAGATGGAATGGAGAGTCTCGATCCGTTGCGAGAAGGCCGTGCCGAAAGTGATGCCGTTGCAAATAAGCTACGGAGCCCCCAGGAAATCTTGTCTGCTCGCGGGCGCGACCCTGAGCAGGTACTTGATGAAATGGCGGAATGGCAGGAAATGTTGGAAGCTAGAGAGCTCACAGAAATGCAAAAAATGGAAAATTCAGGATTACAAACCAATCCGGCGCAGGTCGGAGGCCCGGAGGGTGATACTAATGAGTGATAAAAAAATTAGTTACAGATCGGCGGAAATACGTGCAAGTGGCCCGCAAACAGTCAATCTTGATGAACGATCGCTGGAATTTGTAATCAGCACGGAAACGCCTGTCCCTATGTATGATTGGGAGCGCGGGGAAGTGATTGATGAGGTGTTGCTGGCTAAAGGAGCGGTTATGCCTAAACAGGTTCCGCTGCTGGACACACATGACAGATATAGCGTTAAAACTGTACTCGGTTCTGTTCGCGGGAAAACTGTTGAGGATGGGCTTGTCTCTGGGCGAGCTTATTTTTCGTCGGTTGCTGAGGCTGAGGAGGCGTTTACAAAATATAGAGAGGGGCATCTGACCGATTTTTCGGCTGGTTATACGGTAAATGATCTTAAGCGGGTCAAAAAGGGGGAGAAAGTCGAGATCGATGGACGAACTTGGAATGGACCTGTGAATGTGGTCACAAGCTGGACAATCAAGGAAGCGAGTTGTTGCCCTATCGGGGCCGATCCAAAAGCGAAGGCTCGAAATAAAAATAATAACACGGAGGCAAATGAAATGCCAGAGGATAATGAGAGGATGGAAAAACTGGAGACAAGCGTTTCCGGTATCGAAAAAAATGTAACTGATTTGGCCGATATCATCAAAAAGCAGATGGCCAGGCAGGAAGAGGACCGAAAAGTTGAGGATATTGACGCCGAGGTCGAAAAAATTCGCAAAGATCGGTTTGCATCAAAGGCAAAAGCGGTCCAGGACGAGAGATTAAGATGCGCTGAAATCGATAAAATGTGTGAGCGATTTGACGTTGATCCCGATCTGCACGCAGAGCTGATTACCGATGGTGTGCCGGTTGACAAGGCTCGCGAGCGGATAATGGATTGGGTCGCAGGTTCGCTAAATAAGGGGAACACAAGTGGTATCCGCATATCGATCACAAAAGAGGAACGTGATAAATCTCGTACTGCTGCCATTGATGGGCTGCTAGTCAGAGCGGGCATCGGAGAGCCAACAGACGCAGAAACCGAGTTCCAACACCTGTCTCTGTTTGAGCTTGCCAAAAACCGCATAGCTTGCGCAAACCAGTCGATTAGGGGCATGAGCAAAGAGCAGATTTTTGAGCGTGCGCTGTCAACCTCTGACTTTGACAATATCCTCGCTGATGTCGCCAATAAAGCAATGCTGGAAGGGTTTGAAAAAGCCGAGGAGACTTATACGCAGTGGGCCGATACATCTGGCCGCGTTAACGATTTCCGTGATCATGTTTTTGCACGGGCATCTGAGGCACCTAGTCTGGTTGAGGTGAATGCAGAAGGCGGAGAGTATACGTATGGGTCCATGAGCGATGCAAAAGAGACTGTCGCCGTTACCGATTACGGAATAATCGTGCCTTTTACCAGAAAATTGATGGTAAACGACGACCTCGGTGCATTGGCCGATATCCGCGAAAAACTCGGGGCCGCTGCTGCTCGCAAATACGGAGACCTGGTTTATGCAGTGTTGACCGGAAACCCGACCATGGGCGACGGCAATTCGTTGTTTGACGCAACGAACCACAGTAATTACGTGGCATCCGGCTCTGGAGCAGCTCCGAGTGTCGCCACTCTTAATACTGCTGCCGCTGCCATGGCAACACAGACAGACACTAACGGATTGCAAAATCTCAATATCCGGCCGGTATTTATTTTGTCCCCGTGGGCGCTTAAGGGGACGGTTGATAATTTGCTGGCAACAACCACACCGGTTGTCCCTGGTTCTGCGTCAACTCCAGGGATTAACCCATGGGCATATTTAACGCCGATTTATGATGCACGTCTTGATGCATCTGTAGCCACAGCGTGGTTCCTGGCTGCTCGTAAGGGCATGACCGTTAAACTATTTACCATGAATGGAAACATGACTCCGCTGCTTGAATCTAAAGCGGGCTGGGCGGTAGATGGTATGGAGTTTAAGTGCCGAGTTACGGCTGCGGCTAAAGCTATGGACTGGCGCGGATTGTATGAAAACTATGGTGCATAATAATTAACAATAATGTGGCGGCTGCTTGGTCGCCACAACATAAAATAGGAGTGTAAAAAATGGCAACAAATTTTATAGCTGAAGGCTCAGTAATCCAAGGGACTAATGGAAGCGGGGCGGATATTGTTTCCGGGCAGCCCATTCTGTTGGGTGATCAGGGACTTGCTGGATTTTGTTTAGAGGATATTGCAAACGCTGGCACTGGGTCTGTGCAGATAGTTGGTATTTTCGACTATCCGGTCAAAGGTCACGATGGATCATCAAATGCGGCTGTCGCTGCGTACGATAAGGTGTACTACACCGCTGGTGAAGCATTTTGTGACGTGGATTCTTCTGCCGCGCTGTTAGGATACACACTGGAGGCGGTTGCATCCGGGGAAACAACAACTGTACAAGTGCTTGTAACTAGGGCATAATGTCCATAGCTGATCTTGCTGCATACGACATCGCCAGTGCTATGATTGGTTCCGGCGATGTCGGGCAAACAGTTGTTTACGAGGGTGTATCCGTCTCTGCTGATTTTGCGCCTGATGATCAAAATACCGAAAAAAGTGACCGGAAAAGTAGCGATAATATCGTTGATAGCGGCACATTATATATCAGTAAATCTGATGTTA